TGGTTTATTAACGGATAAGAACATGAACCCTGATTTAAAACAGGGACCAGAGAAATTTAACAACAGTTTAAAATATGTAAATAATTTCTTTACTGGTCTAGCGGGGATGTCCTCTGAACTTCCAACCAAAGCTTCCCCAACTAGAGGTAACAATAGAAATACAGATCAGAGTAAGCAATTGCTTGGTGTTCGTACTGTATCTGAACCAACCAGCATAGATAGTATGTTTAATGCTGCTGGTATGTCTAGCTGGAAATCTGTTAATGTTCAGACGTCTAGCCCAGAAGTAAAGAACTATATGAATAGATTAATGGCACCCTTCTTAGAGGCAGCGGCTCGTGAGTACCTGATTAAGAACCCTGATTTTTATACTAAATCTCAAGCAGGTAAAGAAAAAATTATTGCGGCGATCATCAAACAAGCAAGAGGAAGGGTTACCTCTGTTATGCAAGACAGCCCAATACCTAGAAGTCTAGAGGCGGTAAGGGTTATTGCAAAAGCAGATAAAGATAAAGTAAAAAAAGTTATGGATTACCTTGGTATAGAAGGGACCCTCTCAGATATACTTAAACAAGAAGACCCCTTCCAAACTTTACAGAGGATACAAACTATATTAGATAGTTACGATGACATATGGCATGGAGATCTTAACCTAGACTAGTCATCATCATCCATTATGTCTGCCCAGTTGTAGGCTTCTCTCTTAACCTCTTCGACATGACCAAGACCCCTGCCACTTGCAAGTAATCCAGCTAAGGCTTGTCCAGCTAGATACCTGCGAGAGGTCAGGGGTTTTTCTTTGGGTCGATTCTTTTTTACATAAGCCTTAGCCTCTTCTTCAAGAGGAGGTAAGTCATTCTTAGATCTCTTGGTTGGTCTGCCCATAGGTTACCCTTACTTATGTTTCTCTGCCAAAGCTTCGTTCATCTTCTCTAAGTACCATGCAGCTTTCTTCATGTCTTCTGCAGGCTTCTGCTTGTATCGGTAGCGGTGTTGGTACTTAATCATGTTGCCGTGACAGTAAGCAATGAACCCATCTAAGCCTACTACTTGCTTGATGTAATCAATACATTCTACCCCACCCATATTGTAGTGAGCAGGTCGATTTACTGCGTCATATTTTTCAGCCAAGGCATAGTTTGTATCTTCTATATCTTTTTTGAGGCCAGCTAAATAAGTTTCTTTCATCATGTAATCACCAACTCAGCTGATGTATAGGGGATGTGAAAGAATAGCTCACCTTTCTGTATGTATCTACCCTTAGCTTCAGCCAAGCTCTCTTTAGTAAGTAGGTTATCCTTGATACGCCAAGCTTGCTTCATGTCTTCACGGAATACATAGAAATTTAACACTCCATTAGTACCCTCATACTTGTCCAGTAACCTTTGCTTACGTTCAGGGATACGTATCTCTTCCCAATGTGGAGGCCAGTCTTCTTTCCAGGCTACCTTTACCTCAGCCTCATTGAAGTATGTATAGCCCTCCTTCTGGGATACAACGTCTACAAAGTAGTTCTCTTCGGTATTAACAATGGTGTGGCCCTTAGTCTCTAGCAACTCTACTAATGTATCCTTAGCCTTCTTGTCGTAAGCTTGATACAATGCACGGTTAAAACTTTTACGTACTGGTTTCATCGAAATATTCCTTCAGGTCTCTGTAGCCCCCAACATGGGTTCCATCTGGTTTAAATATTTGTGGTACTGTAGTATACCCTGCCTTCTTAGCTATAGTCAATACCCACTTACTAGAAGGCTCTTGAACAGAGTAGGTAGTGTAAGATTGTCCTTTAGCTTCAAGCAAAGCCTTGGCGCTATCACAAAAGTTACACTGGCTTCTTACAATGATAGTCCACATCTTAATATCCTTTGCTTGTTGGTCCACCCCGCAGGACTCGAACCTGCAACCTAGTCATTAGAAGTGACTTGCTCTATCCAGTTGAGCTAGGGGTGGTTGAGTAGCAGTTTTAACACATGCTTAGGTGTACATCCTATACTAGGTCTACAATCTCACAGCTGTCACCAGAACATGCTAGTGTCTGACTACCTGCAGTGTTGTCTTCCTTCTCATATTCAGACAGCTTAGTCCAGTCAATAGCCTTAGGCATACAAGACAGAAGGGTTTTGTAATCTGTCTTACTACAGTCTTGATAGGGTGCCTGTTGGTATGTGTGTTCATTGAAGGGTAGGAAAGATACACCAGACATCTCATCGAAGTGTTTGTAAACAAAAGCTCCTACTTCAAACCATTCGTCATTTTTAACATTTATAGTTACGGATGGCTTATGCTCACACCATGATCGTTGATAGGCTAACCACATCTCTAGCTGTTCAATGGCAGACATATCAGCAGTAACTATTGCACCATCTGGAGCTTTCATAGGAAAGCTGAACACAGTAGTCTGGTCAGGCTTCATTACATCTGGCTGGTTAGGTATCTTCTGGTCCTTCATAAACTGTGTCAGTGGGTCTTTGTTATCACCACGAACAGTGCGAATATAATAGGGTGAGTGACGAGCATGTATCCCGCTGCTTGAATTAACCAGTTGTGAAACCGTGCCTGAAGGTTTAACACAGCTGATAGCAGTAGCGACAGGGATACCAAGGCGTTCAGCCCACTCAGCGTTAGTAATAACAGCAATAGACTTAAGGTGCTCAAGTGTTTTCTCCAAGCCAGTATTCTTTGTAGTCATCAGGGTATTATCCATGATGCCTGTCATAGATACACCTAGTAAGCGTTCCTCCTCTGTGTTCTTCTGCCATATCTTACGTAGGTAAGGGAACTTAGTGAACGAGGATTGAATAGTACCAAGTATGGTAGCCATACGAACCTTCTTCTCTAGGTCACCGATGTTATCTGTTGCACGTACAACTACCTCTGTTAGATTACAAAACTGCATCGGCCGCAAAATTATCTCCGAACATGGATTAGTTCCGAACTCATACGTTGCATCACGGCGTCCATTCTTAGCAGCCTGTACCTTAGATGCCTGACGGTTGAAGATACCACGCTCACCTGAGCCTGACTCAACCAATGCCATCCACTCACGCATGAATGATAAGCTATCGGGCTTCTCTGTAAAGGCCACAGAGTTGTTAGCTAAAGCACGTTGTGGATTGTTCTCCCACCATGCACCTGACTTAGCGTGACGCATACGATCATCTGATAGATTACTCAAGGATATCATAGCACTACGACGAACACCGCCGACCACTACTACTTCACCAATCTTACACATGATGTCGTGACACTCAAGGGATGATAGCCTGCGTCCTTGTGCATCCTTGAAGGTACGGATAGTAAAATTAAATAGGTCAACAAGAGGCGCTGGGCCTGATGCACGTCCACCAAAGGTCTTAAGCTTGGCACCAGAAGGTCGAACACGAGAGACATCCCACTTAGGAATCTCACCGCTGTACAGGAGTGCAATCAATTGACGTAGGGACTTAGCCCATCCTTCTTTGCTATCCTTAACAACAATAGATGTCTCACTATCAAACAACTCAGGTATCTCTGGAAGCTTACTTACTGATTGACGTTCCACTGAGAACCCAACACCTGTACCACATAGCAAGATAAACATAGCCTCATCAAAAGCTTTCATGTCATCTACTGGTAAGTATGAACAGTTGTACCCAGCTGTATTGTCTCGTGCCATAGCTGGCCCAGCTGTCATCAAGGCTCTCATACTAGGCATAACATCTAACGATAGGATAGCTTGCTCAATCTCTCTGGTGTATGAACTGCTGCCTGCATTAGGAGTTACTATGTGTTCCATGTATCTCGCTACTGTCTCGCCCCAAGTCTCACGCCTTCCCTCTTTGTCTAGCCAACGTGCATAACGTGACTTGTGTATGAAGGCTTGATAGTCTGTTGGTAGATAGTTATTCATCTGTCGTCCCCATTTCCTTTTAGTTTTCCTCTAGACTGTCGGCTCTCTAATTTTTTTATGTTCTCCTCAATGACTTCACGTAGATCAGACCCATGGTAATTAGCTAGGGCAGTAACATAAAACATTACATCCCCTAGTTCCTTGATGATATCTTTGTTACTGAACTTAGACTTGTCTCTAATAAGCTTCTTAACTTTCTCAGCTACTTCCCCAGCCTCACCAACAAGACCTAGTGTATTCTCTACAAGACGTTCACTACGTGAGGTTAAGATCTTAGTCTCAACCCAATTGCTATATGCCTTGAGCGGATCTTTGTCTGCATCAATTGCATCAAAGTAACCCATGCTTCTCAGATCAGAAATATTTATCACAGTTTTAATTCTGACTGAGCATCATCGACCAAGGCCAAAGATTTTTTTAACTCATTTGTTTTTAACTGCTGAATAGTTCTAACACTTTGAAGTGTATGATTAAGAATTGACATGGTATTCATACCAAGGGTTAGAGTATTTGCAATGTTGTTTTGATCTTCACTAAAGTTATCAGTGTCATAATCTTTATCATCAATAGTTATTTTAGTCATCTTGTTTTACCTCACAGTCAATTACTTTTATGTCGTCTATATCGTATAGGCAATCTTGAATCACCTCACCTACGACAGCAAGATTATAGTTGCGATCAACCTCTAAGAAGTTTGCTTTGGGGTCAACCTTGATGGTTAAGTTGAGTTCAAATTGCACAGTGAAAGTCCTTAGTTATATTTAAGGAGGGGATATAGTCAAGCATCATTTTCCTCCGAGTTTATAATTAAAGGTTCGATGTTTGTTTCAAAATAAATCTTCCATTCATAAGCATCTTCATATGCCTCAAAATAAAAGTCAGCATCAAATAGTTCACCGTCCTCTTCAGCCTTACAGAGCATACTATAATTAATACCTTTAGGCCACTCATAACTATATGGGCATTCATCTCTGTGAACAGGCCCTTCTAGTA